CACCAGTTGCTTCTGTATATCCTACATAAACGCTGACTTCAGGATACCACACTGCGACTAGCTTTGGCAAGACAATAATGCTAAATACTGCACCTAATGCTATTAATCTTCTAGTCCAAGCAAAGTGTTTGTCATCCTTGCCAGCGTTACGTGCATCAGCTACAGCTTCTTTCCTGAAGTTAGCACGTTGTAAAAGCATCTTGTTGTTAGCTTCTCTAGACTTTATGGACTGCCCCCATATGGACATTACCCCACCTAGTACGGTGGAGAAAAGCATAGTAATTAGTTCTAGTGGTAATCCCATCATTATTTTATTTTCCCTAAATCTATTTCAAACTTTGTACCTTCACCAGCACGAGTGCCATATAAAGCTCCTACATCTCTCAACCAACCATAAAAACTTAAGTTACCAGCCGCCCACGCTCCTGCTCTTTTAGTTAAAAAATCTCTTTTCTCAGCATCAGTAGGGTAATTTTTTTGCATTTTTGCTGCATTATTAAAATTGTATTGATCTGTCACTAATATATTGTTATTATCATCTAGCCTCCAATTAAATTGACCTAGCGTTTTTTTAACAGCGCCCTCTTGATCAAACAAAGATAAAGGATCAACATTTTCTATCCAACCAACATCTTTTAAACCTTTTGTGTAATCCTTATATTCTGCTGCACCTACTCGTAAAATTTTATTTGTTGTTTGTGCGCCAACTTTACCATCAGGTTCTAACTCAAACTTTTTCTGAAAACTTTTAATTGCTGCAATTGTTTTTGGACCCATTGCACCATCTATATCTTTTTGACTTTTTAAGAAACCTAAATTTACTAACTTAGCTTGAACTTGTTTCGTTGAAAGATTAACATCACTTAAATCTTCTCCTGCTTTCAATTTTTTCAATATTTCTTCGTTGCCAAGCCTAACGATATTAGATTGTATTACAGAGTTCATGGCTTCCAACTCACTGTCTTTAAAAAAATCTTCTGTTTTTACATCATTTACAGCAGAACCTGTTACGCTACCTACAAACTGTTTAAAATGGGCTGGTATTATGTCAGCAATAGATATAGGAAAACCTAGTATAGCGGCTTCATTAACAGCAACTGTCTGTTTTTCTGTTAGTTCTTCCGTAGTAGGTTCAGTAATTATAGGAGACATTAAACCTGCACTTACACTAGCCAACTCTTGTTGAGCTAAAAAATCATCGTCATATATTACCTCGCCAGGTTCTAACGTTTCCGTTTTAATCTCTGGTACACCTGTTAGTGCTGTTGTTGTGTTCTTACCTACAACACCATCAACTTTTAAACCCTTTTCTTTTTGAAAAGCTTTGATGGCTTTCTTTGTTTGTGGACCTATAACACCGTCTACCTTAATATTATAACCTGCATCAACTAGTTTTTGTTGTATTTGTTTATTGTTTAGTTTTACAGGTTCTTCAGATATCGGGTCTACAGACATTTCAGGCTCTGGTGGTTTACTTGCTGACTGTTCTTTAGCTAACATAGTTGTTACATCAACTAGTAAATCATTTACCACTGGAGATTTTAACTTTTGTTGCATGACTTTCGGCACTTCATTACCAAACCTAGAAAGCCTTCTTACGGTGGTGCTATGTCTATCGTACAGAGAGTTCGGGTTTATTAATAGCTCTTGCAGACTAGCACTATCTAACTCAACGCCTTGATCCTCATCCTCACTATCATCATAGTTATTCATCATAGTAATAGTATTTGTTGTAGCTGCTATCGGGTCAGTTGGTTTGTCATCATCGTTATCATCTTCAGGTCTGATTTTAGGTTTGACAGTGCTTGCCATCAACCCTTCAGGTCTAGCTTTAGGACGTAGACTTGAGGTTACAGCACCTGACGGTTCTTTATCCTCTTGTCCAATACCCAAGAAGTTTTTGATTATTTCACCTAATCCTAATTGTTCAGCCATTTTATTTTACCTTATGAAAAGAAACTACCTATGCCACCTGCTTCACCAACAGCGCCAACTACAGCAGATAAGAACGTACCTGTGGCTGCTGAGAATGCAGCGTCACCAGTAGCATCATTATTTATTTTTGCTTTAACTAACTCAAACTCTCTGTCTGCTTGTTTTTCTGACGTAGTCCAAGCATAGTTCATTAGGTCACGCTCTTGTTGCCATAACTCTGCGATACCTTGTGCAGTTAAGTTGTTAGCTACAGCAGCAGCCCTCATGTTAGCATCGTTTGTATTCTGATTGTTTATGGTGGCTATCTGTTGTCTCCACTGTGCGTTAGCTTGTGCTACGACTAACTGGTTCTGTGCGTTAAACATATCTCTTTGATTTTCTAGCTCTTGATTAAACTTAGCTATAGAGTTAAGCTCACCTGTGTTAAACTGATTCATAGCATTCATCTGTGCATTGTTAAACATATTTATCTGTGAATCTTGATTCATCATAAACTGCCTAGTTTGATTTAGGCTAGATGCATTGAACTGTGATGCTGCATTAGCTGCACCTTGATCACTAAAGATACTTTGTATTGACTCTTGCGCTTTAAACAACTCCATTTGTTGTAGCTTGTCAATGTTAGACAAGTCCAGTGATAGAAACGCATTAGCTTTCTGTTGTGCCACTTGTTGTTCATTAGATAGATTAGTTACGTCAACTTGTGTTAGTGCTGCTGCATCTGCTAATAGTTTAGCTTGATCGTTAGTTAAGTTTGTTAAGTCCACAGTTTGTGCTATCTCTGCATTACGTAACACACGAGTTTGATCTGCAGTAAACTGTAAGTTAGCTATCTCAGATATGCGATCTGCACGTATTACATTCACTTGCTGTTCGTTGGTAAGTTCTTGTCCACGCATAGATGCTTCTATCTGTGCATTAGCTAGTGCAGTTTGTTGACGGTTAGACAAGTTTTCTACATCAATGTTTAATTTGTTAGTCATATTAAACAATCGAACCTGTTGTTCGTTGCTTAGTTCTGCTTCACGCTCTTGGATCTGGTTAGACACATTAAACAAAGATGTTTGTTGTCTGTTATCTAACACTCTACCTTGCATAGCAGCAGCAGCTACAGCATCTTGTATAAATGCCTGTTGCTTGTTTGTAGCGTTTTGCATTTCTGTTTCAAATGCTTGTGTGCTTGTAAGTATAGCTACCTGCTGCTCATTACTGAGCACCTGACCCATCATGGATGCTTTGACTTGTAAATTAGATAGTGCAGTTTGTTGGGCGTTTGACAGGTTTGTAAGATCTACTTCAAGTGCCTGTGTGGACTCTAGTATAGATGCCTGTTGTCTGTTAGTTAAGTTTAGATTGTTTACTTCTGCAAACCTAGCTGCATTTGCTAAAGCAACGTTTTGTGATACACTGAGGTTTTGATTTCTTAGACCTGCCCTTAGTTGTGCCTGTGCTAACACTGCCTCTTGGGTATTGCTCAAGTTAGTTAACTGCAGATTTGCATTGTTGGTGCTATTCTGTATAGCAGCCGCTTGTTGGTTGTTTAAGTTTTCTAGTTCAAACCTCTGTGCAGCAGCAGCGTTAGCTAAAGCTACAGCTTGTTTATTACGGATATTCTCCATGTCTATAGCTTGAAATATAGACGCATCAGCCTGTGCTATTGGTATGGCACTTTCCATAGCAGCCTGTATCATAGCTGCCCCTGCCATAGAACTAGCACCTAAACCTCTAGCATTCATAACTTCGTTTACTTTACGTAGTGCTCCTGCAGCCCATGCAGGTGTACCATCATTGAACGAGTCCATAAGTTTTTCTAGTTGGAAAGATACGGTAGACTGTGGGCTAACTTCACCCTTAGTATACTGTGCTTCTAACTGTTGTGTAAATGTAGCAGTCTGTGCTTTTAGTGTGGCTGCTTCGTTTAGTCCACTTAGTGTTTGTCCAGTTACAACAATCTCTTCTGTGTTCAGTATGTTATTTACATCTACTATCTCATTTGCATCTACAACTGATGCCTGTTCTGCTGTTATGTCAGGTACAAACTCTGTTTGTTTTTGTTGTGCGTTTGCTATCTCAGAAAACTCTGCAGCATTCTCTACTCGTGTAGCCTCTGCAGTAGCTGACTGTGTAGGTGGTAGTGTGTAGTCAACTTGAGGTGTAGCTATGGGTGTGTCTGTTGCAAACTTAGCAGCCTCTACTTCTTCTACTGGTTCTGTGATCTGCTCTGCTTCAGCCTCTACAATCTGCTCAAACTTAGCAGGGTCAGGTTGTTCACCTTCCTGTAGGTTTCTAGTTAGCTCTTGTACTTCTCTTATAGTCTCTAAGTTAGCTGCATCTAAACCTAGCTGTGCCAACTCTTCTGGAGGCATAGTGGCTGCTTTAGCTATAGCGTCTTCTGATAGTGTTCCTGTTCTAGCTTCAAACTCTTCTAGTGCAGTTTTAACTTTTGCTTGAGACATGTAAGAAGTGTATATAGCTGCTGCTGCATCTGTAGCATCCTGTGATACTTGTGCTTGTTGCCTAGCTACATACTCAACTAGATCTGCTTCACTAGTTCCTGCAGGTGCAGGTGGATACTTTTCGTTTATTTGTTCTGGAGTCATTCGAGCTAGATAACCTCTAACTGCTTTGACTGATGGTGAGTTTACTGCATCTGCAAGTGTTGCTTGTGCTGCAATGATATCATCTATACTAGCTACTTCACCTGTGCCTTTGTCTATAAGTTGACCATTCTCTACTTTAAGTAAAGCTACATCTTGTTTAGTTACAAGCGTCTGAGGTGAACTTATTGTCTGTGCTAAAGATTCTGCTACGGTAGGTATGTCAGTAACCTTCATGCGTTCTTCTGCAGCCTGTAAGTCTCCATAGGTTTGAGTTATTAAGTCTTGTGCATTAGTTAGATTTAGTTGTGCTGTGTTATACTCATTTGTTAGTCTGTCTTTTTCTTCTTTTGATACTATATTTCTAAATGCAGTAGTTGCTGCAGCTAGTATGTTAGCACGTCCAATAGCATAAGTATTTTTATTGTGTCCTGTCTCAACAATAGTTCCATCAGGGTATTCTAGTTGTATATAGGTTTTATTATTACTTGGTGCAACATAAGTGCCTAACTTATAATCTTTTGGATCTGTAACATTAGACATTTGTGATACAGTTGTTTTAGCCCAAGCTTTATCATCTGCTATTCTTCTGTTTGTACCCTCTGTACCTTCATTAAAGTCCGTTGCAAAAGCACCATCCATAGCCAAATCAAAATCAGTGTACAAACCTGATGGGTCTGTTAGTTTGTTAAACGCTTGCTGTGCATCCGTTAGTGTCTTTTGTGAATCAGCGTATGCCTGTTGTGCCTGATCTAATTGTGTCTGACCTTGACCAGCCGTAAATGCAGTGCCTGTTACACCTGTTGCACCTGTTACACCTGTTGCACCTGTTGCACCTGTTGTAGTTGTTGCACCTGTTACATCTGTCGTATCTGCTGTAGTTGTTGCACCTGCTGTAGTTGTTGTATCTGCTGTAGTTGTTGTATCTGCTGTAGTTGTTGTATCTGCTGTAGTTGTTGCACCTGTTGTAGTTGTTGCACCTGTTGTAGTTGTCAAACCTGAAGTTGGCACACCACTTTTTAATAAATTAAGTGCTGATGTGCTACCCATACCAAATTTATCTTGGGCATGTTTTTCAGCCTCTTCCTGAGTTCTAAAACCACCCCCCAACATAAGACCGTCTGCAGACACAACTCCAAAATAAGACTTGCCACCTATACTGTGAGGAACAACACTAATACTATCATACCCACCACCTATTACTAAATTTGGTGCGTCATCTGATGCTTGAGATTGATCAAAATTTGTTGTTGAGTTTGCTAAGTTTGCTGCAGTTGACGATGAATCTGAATACATCTGATTTAATCCTGCAGCTAAAGCAGCTTCAACATCGTCCTGTTGCATGATAAGATCAAAATTACGAGTATCTGTATTTGAACCAACAGCGCCATGTAATAAAGTACTTGCTCTGTCGAATGGAATACCCAATGCCGTGAGATCAGACATAGCAGGTTTAAAATCTGTAGGATTGTTTCCTGCTCTTACATTGTTGATATACGCTCCTCTTTGTGTGACCCAATCAGGTATTGTAAACTCAACTACTTTACCAAATCTGTCAGTGATCTTAACATCATCGCCTTGATCACCATACATATTAATATCACCTATCATCTATCTTATCCTCTAGCTATTCTGTCTTTTTTTTAAAAAATTACCAATAATAATACCGCCATCCTGAAAGCCCACAGACATTGGTCTACCCTCAATGCGATCTCTAGCCATTTCGTTATAACGGCCTAGCATAGATGCAGCAGATGGTGTAGCTGCTACAAAAGCATCCATCATCTCAGTATCTACAGGACCATCATAGCCAAGCTCACTCAGCAGTTGATGTGTTTGTTGATTTGTAAAACCTTTAAACTTAGCCATTTATGTCACCATGTATATTATGAAACCTAGCATTCCTGCCCCAGTTAGTATTATCATTATTGAGAGTGTCCAAGTAACTATTGCCTCTTGTATCTCTGCTTTACGATACTCCTGATCTTTTTTTTGTTTACGTATCTTGCCCTCAGTAGCTATAAGCTCATCCCATGCAGATGGCCCCATGCTAAAACTAATCCAATCCTTTAGCTCTTTTCGCATGGCTTCAGCTTTCTTTTTAGCTGTAAATATAGCCAAAGCTTCTGCTTCAACAGATCCACCATTTAGTGCTTTCCACCACGGAGGGTTCTTATTTTTTTGCTCTGCGTAGGACAGATCACTCATAGCACCTGCCCATTGGGTCAACTGTCCTGACATATCTTGTAGATCCTTGCCTACCTGAAAGCCTCTCTTTAGCGCATTAAACGCAACAGTCGCACCACCAATAATGGTAACTGGGTCCACGAGTCCTCTCCCTACCCTTGGTATGTATTATTTAAACGTCATCCAAACTGCTGTAGCTAAGAATGTTAATACGGCTACAGTTCCCATCTTTACTGTTGTAGCCCATATGCTTTTCTTAGTGTATCTCCACGCCTCTAACAAACCACGCATATCTCTGATGTCGTTGGCTGCATCTTCATCTTGTAGACCAAGTTCACGCAGAGCTTCACTCGCACCTTTCTTAGCGGCACGATCTAGCATATCTTCTAGTTGCTCTGGTGTAATGTCAGCCATCTGTCTTGTCCTCTAGCTGTGGTGTGTTTGTTAAAGATGTTTTATCTAATATGTTAAAACCACGACTGTTAGCAAAGTCACCTGGACAATGCGCCCACTTGTCTGCACAAGCCTCTAACCACTGTACTGTGTGATGATGCTCTGGTGCTTTACCTTCCTGTATTATCTTGTTCTCCCACTCTAGGTAAGCAAACACTTCAGCCTGTGCCTGTGCTGCGTTAATACCTAAGTCAAACAAGTAGATCATGTTACCTTCATCAATGACACCCTGTCGTGGTCTTGCACTGTTGAGTGCTTGCTTCATGCAAGTCATAATGTGGTACTTGATTTCTTCTAGCTCGTAGTCTTCTTCTGTCAGTTCTTCTTTACCTATCTTTTCCATTAGGTTGTCATACTGATTCGTAAAGAAGTTTAACTTACGTACTGCACCTTCAACATAGTTACGAGAACTTGCAGCCTGTGCTTGCTTCTCTGTTATCTTAATCTCTAGCATCTCTTGTTCTAGTGGATCAGTCTCTTCTAGTAGCTTACGTTCTAGCTTTTTTAGTTTTACTTCTTCCTTTTTCATCTTAAAATAAGATTCTTGTAGTGCAGCTTTAGTTTTTTCTATCTCAGCTAGACTATGCTTGACAGAACGTATAGGTGTGATAGCTGTAACGTCTAGTGTTACACTCATCATCTGTGAATGAGACTTATAGAAGTTGCTTGATGCCTGTCGTATGGCAGGAGCATGTTCTTTAATATTAGCCAACATAGATTTGTATTCAGGCTTTGCTTGTGGAAGCTTGATGTCTATGTCTTGTGTGACCAGTTGTGTCTGATCCTCGTTATAAGTTTTTGATAAGTCCTTTAACATATTTTTATTTTTCCTTATTATATGCCGCCATGTGCATTAGATGCACCATCACCATAATATCTAGCTAGTGTTAGAGTACCAAAACTAGTAGAGTTTCCTGTAGACGCTATAGTAATTTGTTGAGCAGTGTTTAACCCACTACCAGATAAAAGTCCACCAGAAAACACACCTTTAGTTTTACTACACGAACCAAAAGGATGGTTTCTAGCTGAGTCTAAATCTCCAAAGTCTGTTGTGTTACCAGTTGAAGATATTGTAATGTATTCAATACTAATAGCATCAGTGTTACCACCTGAAAAAACACCTCTTGTGCTACTTGCTACTGAAGCAAGCTGGGCTTTTGATGCGTCTAGATCTCCAAAGTCTGTAGCATCACCTGTAGAACCAATAGTAATGTAGTCTATTACGTTAGTGCCACCTGCAAAAATACCTCTTGTCGTAGAAGCACATCCAGTTAAAGATGTTCTACCTGCACTTAAATCACCAAAGTTTGTGCTATTTCCTGTACTAGCTATAGTAACGTACTCAATAGTTGAGTTTGCATCCCCTGACCAGTTACCACCACCTGCTAAACCACGAGTATCATTAGACAAAGCTGCGCCTTGTTCGTGTTGAGCACTTAGAGTGCCAAAATCTTGTTCATTACCACTAGTGGCTGTAGTAATATATTTAATATGATTTCTATTTCCGACACCTGCTGTACCACCAAAACGCACAATCCTAGTCGAACTACCTGAAGCAGATCCAAACCTAATACCCTCTGCCATGTTACCAAAATCTGTAGAGTTACCATCTGTAGTTAAATCATAAACATCTATTCTATCTAAATCATTGCTTCCATCAAACCCACCAAACTGAAAACCTCTTGGCGAAGGTCCATTTGATTGACTAGGCCAATTAGATCCTTTAACAAGATCAAACTGCTCTGTAATATCCCACACACCTGATGCTGCACTATTTGTAAAATTACCACTTGGTACTACTTTACTAGCAGATATAACGTTAGCTGTGAAGTCTTTAGTTGTCATTATAAACCCCCATGTGAGTCAGAGGTAGCTCTTACGTCTGTTCCTAAGGCTGTTGCTGCATCTCCAAAGTCTGATGCATTACCTGTAGAAGCTATAGTAACTTTATCAATAGTATTTGTATCTGCACTATCACCAGTAAATCCAATTTCTCTATGATAACTAAAAATAGCTTTTACACTGTTACTTGTAGCACCACCCTCACCATATGCAGTTAAATCACCAAAGTCTGATGCATTACCTGTAGAAGCTATGGTAATATAATCTATTGTATTTAATCTACTGCTTGATGCACCTACACTACCTGTAGTATTGTAACCACCCATAAACAAACCTCTTGTATTACTAGATGTACCAGCATAACGATTTCTAATCACTGACATATCTCCAAAGTCTGAAGCATTTCCTGTTGAACCAATAGTAACATAGTCTATTGTATTACTAGAAAAGTCACCCCCAGAGCTTCTACCCATCCCAAATACACCACGAGTAGTACTAGCTAATCCTGAGAAATCATCTCTTCCGACTGAAAGATCTCCGAAATCTGTTGAGTCACCTGTATTTGCTATAGTGATATACTCAATAGTATTTCTATCACCTACACTTGACACTGATCCACCTGCAAATAAAGAACGAGTTGCATTAGATATTGAAGCAGATTGTGTTGCACCATTTAAAGTAGATGAGACATCACCAAAATCTGTAGTATTACTTTTTCTAGATATTTCACAAAACTCAATAACATTTGAAGTAGAGTTACTGACAAGCTCACAACGAAAGATAGCTCTTGTACTGCTTCCTGACATTCTTGGCGCATTATTACTACCAGAGTGATCACCAAAGTCTTCTGTATTTCCATCAGTTGCAATATTCACAAAAGTAATTTCAGAGGGTGATCTACCAAATAGTCCTATATTTCCTGATAATGGATCAGCCCAGTTATTGTTACCTATAGCTTGATACTGAGAGACAAGTGACCATACACCTTGAAGGTTAGACATTACTGAAGCCCTCCGTGACCAGTAGAACATGCAGTCATATGATATCTAGGAGCATACGCAAGATCTCCAAAATCCTGTGCGTTACCAGTAGAAGCTATGGTAACATAAACAACAGTGTTGTAAGCAGCACCAACCCAACCAACTCCCCCCATCCATAGACCTCTTGTATTACTACCACAAGATGCAGGACCATATGAGTTATTTTGACTGTTAAGATCTCCAAACTCAGTAGCATCTCCTGTAGAAGCTATGGTAACATACTCTAGTATAGTTGCACCTGATGCGTTAGAGCCTCCACCCCACACACCTCTTGTTTCACTAGAGCATCCATTAGGATCTATATTCCTAAGTTTAATCCCATTACCAAAATCTATAAAATTACCTGTAGAAGCTATGGTACAATAATCAATCCTGAGAGTATCACCACCACCACCACTTTTCCTAGTTTGACCAACCGCAGCTACACCCCTTGTTGGTGAAGCAAAACCTGCACACTGCTGTCTTGCCTCAGTCATATCTCCAAAGTTTGTAGAGTTACCAGTAGAAGCTATGGTTATGTATTCTACCTCATCATCACCTGTCTGTCCACCGCCTATTTGAATCAACCCTCTTGTGGCGTTTCCTAATGAGCCAAACTCTGTTTTGTTTTCTGATAAGTCACCAAAATCTGTAGAGTCACCTGTGGTTGCAGGTGCTACATAGGACATTACATTTGTACTATTACCATGAGCAAATACAGCACGAGTTGCGCTAGATACTGCACCGCCTTTGTAAAGATTAGAAGTTAAATCACCAAAGTCTGCAAAATTTCCAGTGCTGCTTATGTCTTTAAAATTTATATTATTTACTTGTGAAGATATTTCTCCTCCTGCAACTAGACCTATTGGATTAGGTACAGGACTAGCGGCACTACTTGCTATGCTAGGACGAGATGTACCATGAGCGTTAATAGCCCACACTTTAGCAGTGTAAGATGTACCGTTAGTTAAACTACTTACAACAATAGGAGAAGATGAACCTGTGGCAGAACCTGCACTATAGTCTGTACCATCTGTACTTACTTGCACAACAAAACCTGTAGTGTCTGTTGTGCCACCACCTACGTCAGTAAATGCCACGCTTAATTGTTCATCACCTGCAGTAGGTGTAACACTTACTGGAGCATCAGGTGCATCTAATCCATCAGTGCCTATAAAACCACCGTTGTATCTGGGCATTATTAATTACCTTTAGTCTACTAGAAGTTCGTAACTAACCAAGTATGTTAGATCACTGTTAGCAGAAGCTGTAACAGCGAGTAGATCTGTTTCGTCT